TTTCAATTCTCTCTGAGCGTCTTGCTTCATTGATTTTGCATAACTTTTATAGTTAGCAGGAATTTTGCCCATATCCTCAATTTCATCATTATCTGCCATACCAACATAGTGCCAAAAATTTACATTACTTTGGGCTTCTTTTTTATTTGTGGGTTTTTTGTAATACTTGAAAGGATTACCTTTAAGTTCTGGTGTTTTGGCCTCATCAATTTCACGGAGTCTTACACTAAACATTCTCTCAACAGGCTTTTTACCCATGGTTTTTGCCATAGTTGTAATAACTTTTTCTCTAGGTTCAGTGTCCATATCATTCACGAATTTTTTCAATTTCATATCTAAACCTTTACGCAACAATCTTGCCGCAATCATGAAATCTTTTTCATCTGGACCACCAAAGGCTTTTGCATATTTTTCTAACGCTTTTGCTGCGGATTCCATTCCTAATGCACCTACAGCCTCATCAATTACACTTTCTTTGATCTTTTTCATCTTCTTTAAACGGGAGCCAGAAACTACATCAGTTTTACCATCATCACCTTTGAAAATATAAGAAACGTCTGTTCCTTGCCTCTCAACAGTTTTAGATAAACTGCCAGTTTTTGTGACTCCTCTAGCGTCTTGATATTCCCACTTAGATTCATCAAGTTCAACAGATTCTTTATACATATTCAATTCAAATGGTTTTGAGCCACCTCTATTGTAGACTTGTACTTGAATATTACCTTTATCACCTTTCAAACGATATGTATTTGTTTTACCATTTCCAGGTTTTCTTGGACCCATAGCAACTTTATCATCAATCTCATCTGAATCAACAGTAATACCGAATTTTTTCTTTGCGTGTGTATATGCGTGTTTCATCGCGCCTGAAAAATCCTTATGGTACAATTCATATCCTGTACCAGATATTTCTTCAAACTGCATAGAATGTTGACCAGTACCTTGCTGAACTTTTTTTGCATCAGCATATTTCTTATACGGCTTTCCTTGATTTACAAATTTACCCTTGGTCATACGTTGCACTTGATATCCAGATTTTTCTTTTGCTCCCATTCTATTGTTAGGATGAGCATCTGACAGATCAATGACACGAATTTTACCTTCTTCGGATGCCTCATCAAGTTCAACAGATTCTTTTACAGCATTTTTCTTGCCGTGATCCATAACCTTTTTTCCCATAGGTGTAAGATTACCCTTTTTATCATACATAGTGTTAATAAGTTTTTTTTCTTCGGCACTTAATTCATTAAGTTCAACAGATTCTCCACGCATGGAAGCCAAAGATTTTTGTGTGGAAGTCATTGTGCGAGTAGGTTTCTTACGTCCAGTTTTTGTACGGCCCATCGCGGCATCATGTTTGTTGTTTCTTTCGCGCTCTTGCTTGAGCCAATCACCTTTCATTTTAGGTGCTTTTTCATCAAGAGATTCTTTTACCAATCTAGTCATGTTTGCTCCCATATCACCCATTGCCATTGATACTTTACCATCTCTATCATAGAGGTAATGTTTTACTTTTGCTGCACCTTCGCCTTGTTTAACCAAAGTAATTTTTCCAACTTTAGATTTACCAACAATAGATTTAAATGTTACTTTAAATGTTCCCTCTTGCTGTTTTGAAATTGAAGAACCGTATTTTATTTTTACTGTGTCGCCTTTTTTCAGATCATCAAATGTTGATTTGAAATCTGTAGCCTCATCAAGTTCAACAGATTCTTCAAGTTCAAATGCATCAAGTTCTTCTTCTATTTCTAAAAGTGCCTCAAGAAATTCCTCTTGAGTTACGTCATCTTCATTTCTAGTTTCGTTTTCTTTTATAAATTGAAAAATATCTTTCATCTTATTTGCCCTTTACTTTTGCTGCTAAGTCTGAGTCTGCTTTGCCCCAAGTACCACTTGACTTAGTTACAAATGAATTTACTCTTGCCATACCCCATTGTTGTGGAGTCGTTCCTGGTCTATGTCCTGTGCGCCATGCTGCCACACCTCTATTATAAACTTTCTTTAAAATACCTACTGGCATTCCAGATTTTTCTGCTTTGTTTTTGAGACCTTTAGTATTCTCATTCACATCTTCTGGTACACAATTTGGAACATTTTTACCTTTTTTCTTTTTCATTCCAACTTGTTTGTAACCATCCCAACAGTCCTCATCATACATCTGCTTGAATTTTTTTGTATGTTTAGAAGGTTTAGTTTTTGCATCGGCATCCCCAGGTGCTGGTTTATATGCACGATCATTATCATCATCCATCTTTGCACCTTTTTTGAAATGTGCATCTCTTTTACTTTTTGTGGATTTTGACATATCACCAGCATAATACTTTGCTGGTTGAGTACCCTCTTTATCTTTAATATCTGAGTCTTGGGCTACTTCTTTTACTTTTTTCTTACTAGGAATATAGTTTTTTTCTGCTTCCTTACGATATGAATCTGTTCCAAGTTCATTCACTCTTTCTTCAATAGGCTCAACTGAAGTAATCCACTTACGAGTTGTTGTACCATCTTCCTTTTCAAGAATCAAATAATTTGAACCTCTTACTTGGATAATTGCTTGCTCTTGAATGTTTGTAATCATAACCATATCACCGACATTAAAGATATTACCCTCAACAAACTGTTCTCTTATATCAGACACACTTTCCAGTTTGACATGATTGTGAAACTCATTTGCTTCTTTAAGGCCCATACCTTTTCTTACTGCATTAAACAATTCTTTTGCATCTTTGTCCGACATAGTTGTAGGTAGACCCTGTGCAAAAGATACAAAATCATTGTCTTTTGCCGCTGCGCGTTGTTTAGTTCCAGAAACACCTTGAACTCCTTCAGAATCTGGATCACGCTGTCCAGCACTAATAACACTTATTGTTTTAAAATTATAGAAACCATGCTTTCCCTTAACACCATTATATTTTTGAAGGCGAGTGTCAAATTCATCTACTCTATCACTACCCACCACCATAACAAGATTTTGGAAACCTTCATCATGCATTGCGCTTGCCGCGCTCCATGCATCTTTCACTGATGTATTCATCATAATACTACGCGATTGTTTAGGAAACATCTTACGCAAATATTTAACTTTTTCGTTGTATGATAATGGATTTTTTTTATCATCATTAGTTTGAGAAACATAAACTCTGTAAGGATTACGACTTGCTTTTTTACTAAGAGCATTAAGTATGAGACCGTGACCAGCAGTAGGTGGATTCATTCTACCGAAAGTAAAATATACTGTCTTTTCTTCTTCTACTAGATATTGCTTAAATGATGTAAAATTAACTGCCACGTTTCTCAGCCCCTGTATCTGGCGAAGTTTTATTTACTTTACCGAATCTTTCTTTTTCTCGCTGTCTCACAACAGGCAACATCTTCTTTGCAATCGCTTTAATTCTAGGTTGCATTTTAGCAATTCTTTTTTCAATTTCAATTTTACGCGCTGTACTCTGATCTTGCTTATCTGCGCCCTTTGTAAACTTCTTAATAAGAACTTTCTTCGCCGCTTTTTCAGCCCTTTTCATCAAATCACCTTGAGTTGCTTTGCGCCGTAATTTTTTCTCTCTCTTAATAGCATTTCTCTTGGCATGTCTCTTAAACATTCTACTACGAGCAAGACGTTGCTGCATATTTAAAACTTCATCAAGGTTATCTGAGTTATCGCTTTCCTCTGATTCAACAGACTCTTTAAAATTCTTGCTGATCTTTTTACCGATTTTAATGCCTAAATCATTGCCAAGTTTTACAAGTGCATTCAAGCCCTTGCCAGTTTGATATGCTGATTTAAGCATACCTATCATGATATCTGTTGAAACTTTTGCGGCGGTTGCCAACATTACAATCTCTGCCATTGGTGGCATATCTTCAGTTAAGTTTTCTGAGTTATCGCTTTCCACAGATTCTTTTGCTGCCATTACTGGTTTTCTGTTATCCTTATAAGAGGAATAACTTTTAGGAAGTCCATCAAACTTGTCTCTCCTAAATCTTAAATCTTTTCTCTTTGCATTTTTTACTTCATTCCCATAATCTTCATCACCCTTATCGGCACTCTGCCCAAAGGCAGAACTTCTCATGGCATCTAAATCTTTTTGAAGTTGTTTCATTCTGCTTTGGGTCTTGCGGTTGACCATGCGAGAACCTGGTCTCATCTGAGCAAGTTCATCAAGTTCTTCGCGAATTTTTTTGATTTCATCTTTATGCCTAAGTCTTGCTTTTCGCAAATCAGCATTTCTGTCTATACGATCTTGTTTTCTATCAAGAGGTGTTTCTTCAGATACAGAAGGTTTATCATGGGTATATCCCATTTTCTTCATTCTTAAATGATCTTCTTCTTTTTCTGCTTTGTAACCTTTACCCGTTTTTGGGTCATACATCATATGTGGTTTAAAGTCTTTTGACTCGAATAATTGCCTGAATGTTTTCATTAGTTCCTACCTGCTTTGTCCCATCCTTTTATAATCTCTGGAGAAAAGTTGTTGTATGAAAATTCCATACGATCAACAAGTTTCACCGCTTCACCACCAAGTTTATCAATTGCTACATAACCTTCTTCACCAGTAACCTTAAATCCATCTTTGGTCTGAACAAAGGTATCTATTTTCTTCATACTATTAAGGTTATTTATAAGTTTTAATTTTACAACTACGATCAATTTTTGCAAATCAAACATTTTTTTAAGGTTAGATTTGTTTTTTGGTGAGAAAAACTTCAATAATTCATCTCTTTTTTCGGCTTGGGCAGTCTTACCTCTGTCAGATTTTCTCTTATCAATTTCTTTCTGAAACCGCATCTTATGCCAATCAATAAGATTATCAACATGCTGGTGTGTATCGTCCACAGTTTCACCCTTGCGAACATAGGTGTTATTAAATGTTTCTATAGATTGAGCAAGGTTTTTATTACCTTCAAGATATTTAAGAGTGGACGATGAAATAGAATTAAATAATCTACCTATCTCAGATAAATTCTGATTCACATCATTTGTATCTTTTTCACTCATTGTGACATGACTAACACCTCTCAATAAGGCATCTTGGCTCCAAACATTCTTTGATGTTTTAAATCCACTTACATCAACATCATAAACTGCGTTCATATCTTCAAACGCATCACCGACATAAGAAGTATGCCATACAATTCCGATCTTACTATTCAGTACATTCTTGGCAGTATCTGAATCAGCGTCTATCGCGTATAGTATGGTATTGGGTTGAAAGGTGACGTATCTTTTTCCATGAATCGTTTTTGTTGACAAATCGTTTCTGGAATATAAGAAGTCTCCTTGGACCACACCTTTGATGCCCAACTCTGGCAAGTACTTGAGTGCGTCTTGTAACTTAGCATTAAGATCACCAGAAGTATCAGCATCAATATCAGTTGCAGATTTATAGACTTTAGAGTTTTTGTTGAATATGCTTTTTTTGGCAACAAAAAAGCGGTTATCACTCGGATCAATACCAGCAAATATAGCAGGAGAACCATCCCATTTAACACTTACGTTTCCTTCCTTAACTCCACTCAGCACATCTCGCATATCACGTAACGCAAAAATCGCTTGTCTCGTACCATTCACACCACCATATAACACTTTATCTTCAATATGCCTCATATGCATATTCTTTTTATTACTTGCAGAATTTACAAAGTCTTTCATAAAGTGTCCTTCACTTGTACTTAAAATTGTATATTATTTATATAAAAAAACCCTCACTTTAAATGAGGGTTTGATGTGATCCTATCAAGATGTTACTTGATAAGGTTTATTCCACTTTCCGATATTGATATCAATATACCAACCAACATCAAAATAGTCGGTCATGATATCAGAATTGTCGTGGTTGCCATTCATCATAACATCTTTGAGTTTGGTCAAGAACTTTTCAGCAACACCACTATAATGACTTGCAATCCAGTAGTGGTTTACATCGTCATGGGTAGAACCAAAATCAATTGACCCTTGAGACAAGTTAACTACGAGTGTGGAATGATTATCTACACCAATAGAACCTTTCATACCGTACTCTTTCAGTACGGCTTTAATCGCGGGAGCGAGAGATTTTTTCTTTTCTTGAGACATATAA